GTCTATTTTCAAATATTCCTTAACTTTTTCTAGCATTATTATCCACCCCTTTTATAAATAAATTAGAGGGGTTTCCCCCTCTTTTGTTATCCCTCAGGTTGTTCCTCTGGGTTTTCATCTTCTACTGTTGTTGGTTGAACCGCTGTAGAATCAATTGTTAAATTCAAATAAGCATCGGCATCTTTTAGTACGGCATCGTATCTTTCTATTGCTCTTAAGTATGTTATATTCTTTGTAAATCCAGCCTCTTTAGATGTTGCTAATTCGTATTGTTCCCTATCCATAAACTTAATTGCTTCTACAAAATTACCTATTAGCACAGGGAATGTAGTAGTTGAAATGTTTGTTAGGTTGGCATTTGAGAATTGTTCTATTCTAATACCTGCTAACATTTTCTTTGTTTTGTCTGTTGGATCAGGTTGTAATAATGGTCTACCATTATTGTCTTTTTGTTTATCTAGGAAATTGAATCCGCTTTGGTTAGTTACTACTAAAGCACCATCTAGCAATTCTGGGTCTAAATCAAGATTTATCCTTTCTTTGATGTCATCTATACTTGTTACTGGTGTAGCATTTTTACCTTCTTTCAATGCTTTGAATATGTCTTTGTTTTCTGTCTTAACGGCTTTTCTAGAGAACCATTTTCCTATATATTTTAACAAACCGCCTGTTTCATCTGATAACAATTGGTTTGTTATTGGTAGCAATGCACCTTTGTCCTTTATCTTATAATCTTTTTTATCAAAGTCAGGTAATTGCTCTGGTATGTTTCCACCCTCTGTCAAATCTTCAAGTTCTGTTAATGTACTTGTTTTTTCAAATACAAATGAACCTGAATTTGTTGTTGTTGGTTGAACATCTACAAATTCTTTCATTGACTTATATTCTCTTTTGTATTCGTTAATTTCGGTTTTAACATCTTCTGGCACTATATATGCACCTGAAATATCAGGACTTGATGCTTCCCCTTCTTTTAACACTGCTCTTTCTTCTGCTGTTAATCTTTTTCCTCTTAATGCTTTTACTAGGATGCTTCTTGCTTCTGGTTTCTTTTCTTCTTTTTCTACTGGTTCTAAATCTTCAACGTCTGTTATTTCTTCTTCTAGCGCTTCAAGTTTTTCCATACTTGAAATCTTTGTTTTGATTTCTTCTGCTTCTGCTGTTATTGCCCTTGCTTCTTCAACTTTACCATCTTCTATTAGTCTTTTTGCTTCTTCTACCTTTTTAGTTAGGTTTTGTCTTAATTCTAATAATTTCTTTTTCATACTTATTCTCCTTTACTTTATATAAAAATAAACCTGTAGTTTATACAGGTTATATTTCTAATAATTTGATTTTTACTTTTAGCATTTCTGCTTCATCTTGTCTATTGCTTTTGTTTTTGAATTGCTCTAGACTTCTTTTGCCAACTTCACTTGTTTCGTATGCTGGGAATGGTGTCGGTGATATTTCTACTAAATCTATATCTAGTAAAGTCCTAATATATATATCTTCTTCCTTAATGTATTCCCAGCTGTCGGCTCTTACATTAAATCCAAACGATACCCCATCAACATCTCCTCTTGATATAGACTCGTATGCATTTCGACCAGTTTCGGTATCTGGTAAATCTAATTCAAAATAAAGCCCTATGTCATCTTCTTTTATTCTTAATGTTTGTGACTTTGTAGAACCTAACACTAGATTTGTGTTATGATCCCACAATGCTTTTATGGTGTTTTCTTCAAGACTTTTTGCAAATGCTCCTACTGCTACTTTCTCGAAAAATTCATCATATAGCATTCTACTTCTTTCATTAAATTTGACCGCATATCCTGCAACTGTCATCTTTTGTGTGTCATCCCTATTGCGAATTTCAAGATTTAATATTGGCATATATCTTAATTCTCTATCCACTATTACCACCCCCTTTTGCTTTATTTAATTGGTATTCATCCATCTTTTCTAGTGACACATAATTTAGTGAAACAAAATGTTTATCTCCATTTTCTATAGAATCTTTTTCTTCTAATTCTCTTACTTCGTTTATCGAATAAATTCCTAGTTGTATCATTTTTTCGTAATATGTGGCTCTGGAACTACTATCTCCACGAAGTATTGAATTCAAGTTGTATTTTATATAGTAACCTGCTTGTATATCATCTGTAGATAACAATTGATATTGTAATGTTTGCTCCCAACTTACCAATAGTGGTGTAAGGGTATCTCTAACAAATTCCATCGATTGCTGCTCTATATTGCTGAAAGTTGCTTTTTCTAGTTCCCCTAGCATATGTGGTGGTATGTTAAATATCTTTGCAATTTCTGACACTGTGAACTTTTGTGTTTCTATGAATTGAGCATCTGCTTGTGTCATTCCTATTGCTTGATAATCTATTCCTGCATCTAATATTGCTACTCGGTGTGCATTTGTTAAACCTCTACTATATTGTTCCCATTCATTTCTTACTTTGTCCTTGGCCTCTTTATTTAATTGCACTGGCACCTTTAGTATTCCACTTGCTGTGTTTCCATGGTTATAGAATTTGTTTAGGTATTTTTGCGATGCCATTTGCGAACCTATAGTTTGTCTTGCAACTTCTATCGGACTTAATCCTGTTAGCCCATTTACTGATAACCCTTTTAAATGTATTACACTTGTATATGGTAGTTTTACTAGCATTCCATTTGGTAATGTTGTTGTTACCCATATTTTGTTTTTCTTGGTATCTCTCATTACTTTTGTTAGTTTGGGATTTAACACCCATAGGTTTTTGGGATAGCCATCTCGACCCCATTCTATTTCTGCAAAAGCATTACCATATAATTGTCTGTGTGACTCCATAGTTTGTTTGAACTCAAAAGGTGTCATATACGGATTTGGTCTTGTTTCTATTAGTTTTGAAACTCTGTGTTTCTTATCCCTGATCCTTTTTCCATCTTCGGTTATTTGGTATATTTGGCAAGGTAGCATTGCTACATGGTTTGCCAATATTTTTACACAAGCATATACTGTGGCTGTTTTTATAGCATTCTCACTCGTAACGTTTTCTCCTGAATCTGTTTCGTTATTAATCAAATTCATGAGGAAAGTTTGAAAAGCATTTGTTGGCTTTTCTTGGCTTTCCTCATTACTAGGAGGTTTTTGAGTGTCTGCATTCGTGTTTCTTTTAAATAGTTTTTCGACTATACTCATTTTTTTCACTTCCTTATAAACTAAAATCATCACTTAAAATGTAACTATTTAAATCTATTGTATTTTCTACCAGCCTTGCTCTAACATGGCTTGTTACCATTGCTGCGGCTGGGTCTATACGGTTTCTTGATTTTGCTTTATCTAAACAAATATTGTTATTTGGGTCTTGTCTTATAACTGCATTTGAAATTGCCCATTTTAACACTGGATTGTTATTGTGAATTATTCTTTTTTGTAATATCAATCCTTCTAGGTCTTTTATTGGCTCGGATAATGTAATATAACCCTGCCTAATGGCTACCACTATGAATCCCTCGTTTTCTAAATCGTTTGCTAATTGGGTTGCATTCCATGGGTCATAGCATATTTCTTTTACCTGGAACATTGTCGAAATTTGTCTTATATATGCCTTTATAAATTCATAGTCTACAACATCTCCCTCGGTGGCTGTTATATATCCTTGCTTTATCCATAATGAATAAGGCACTCGGTCTTTCTTTTCTTTATCTGCCACCCTGTTTTGTGGTAAAAAAGAATGAGAAATCATAACGTATTTCCCATTATCTAATCTTATTTCTATATTAACGGATGTTAGGTCGGTTGTTGTTGATAAGTCCACACCTATGTAACATTGTTTTCCTATTAGTTCTTCTATTGGAATTACTTCATCGCATGCATTCCATTTTTCCATATCCATCCACGATATTTCTCCATTGACCCATTGGTTTAGGTATAGCCTTCTAAATCTTGCTTCTTCTGTTGGTAGTTCTTTTGCTCTTATTGCAGACTGTCTAAATTCTTCAAGGCTTCTAAATATTCCGCAATGCTGGGTTGCATCTATACCATGTTTCTTCATTAAAAATATCGGCATCTGCTGGTGCTTCATAAATTACTGGATAGAATGTATTATCGGTTATTGTTCCTGATAATATTTTTTTGCTATAATCATATAGTTGATAACAAATCCCATTTGTATTTGTGCCTGCGGTTGTTATGCTAATAAACATCGGCTGCGTTCTTGCTCCCATTGATGTTTTCATAACATCGTACAAATCTCTATTCTTGGATTCGTGTATTTCATCATATATAACTATATGTGCATTAAATCCATGCTTTGTACTTGCCTCTGCGGATATGGCTCTATAAAAACTATTTGTATCATACCTTATTATTCTTTTTTGTGACTCAATTATTTTACATCTACTGCTTAATGTTTTATTCATTCTTATCATAGCCACTGCGGTTTGAAATACTAGGGTTGCTTGTTCCCTATCGTTAGCACAGCTATATATTTCTGCACCGAACTCGTTATCCATAAATAAAAAATATAGCACTAATCCTGCGATTAATTCTGTCTTACCATTCTTTCTGGGTAAAAAAATAAAGGCCTCTCTATATTGCCTTGTTCCATCTTCGTTTATTGTTCCTATCAAATCCTTTACTATCTTTTCTTGAAATGGTATTAAATTAAAGTTTTTCCTAGCATATTTACCCTTGGTGTGTTTTAGTAGTTTCATGAATGCTACTGCTCTCTCTGCCTTTTTTATATCAAGCATTTAATCTTCATCCCCTCTCATTAGTTTTTCCATTTCATCTTCCGCTTCTGAATTTGGTAATTCCATACCATTTCTTGAAGAAGGGAGCATTCCAAATTCCGCCATATATTTTTTACACTGGTTTAGATATTGCTGTGCTATGGCTACTTGTGGTAATGCTTGGACATATCCTGATTTTTGTATTTTCATTATAGTAGTATTCACATTATCTATTTCTTCTTCGGCTTTTCTATATCTACTATAGCATTTGCAATAACTTTCAAATGCACTTATGTCGATTTTAGTTAGAACTCCAAGTTTGACTAATATGGGAGCGACCCTATTCCATTCTTCGTAGGCATATTTATCGTGCTTTATCCACTTTGGTGGTGTTGGGCATTCTTCATACCTATCTATCGCATTATCAAATGCTAGTTTTTTTGTTATATCCCTTTTACTAGGATTTCCATTTATTTCATGAATTTTAACAGGTTTTGCTTTTGCTCCTCTCTTTGCCATAACTTATCACTCCATATTTTCCTCCGAATTTAATAAATTGTTTAGTATTGCCATTAGCACGTTTACTACTATGCTGTTTCCTGCTTGTTTATATAATTGCGATTTTGAATTAACTTTACTAGCCTTTTCATAATCCTGATCTTCAAATCCCATTAGTCTGAAACACTCTTTAGGAGTTAATTTTCTTATTCTTAAATTGCTTCTCTTGGTTACCGCTACTCCTAAACAATCACACCTTGTGTCTAATGTTGGTGATGTATTATTATTTTTTGAATTTTGTGGATAAAACTTTTTCATTCTGTTTCTTGAATAACTATGTCTTATTACATCCATTTCTTTTACTTTGTTTTGTTCTATAAGGCTTTCACACAATTGCTGCTTTAAGTTTTTATTTTTTATATTTTCCTGTATGTTAGTAGTGTTTTCTAATTTGTCACTATATGTAATCATTCCACTATGTTCTTCTCCTGCTCCCCTTGCGGTTAGTGTTGGACATATACTATTTTTCCCTTGCACATTTTCCAAAGGTTTTTGAAACGATTTCCACTGCGATATTTTTTCTATTTTTTCTTCTGTCAAATAGTAACTTTCATCTACCTCTGTTTCTAATAAGTCTTTTAATCTTAACTTTAGTTCTTTTTTTCTTGGGAACTCAAACTTTTCTAATACGGCTGTTACTGTTCCATGGTTTTCTTTTACTGTCGGTGCTAGTCCTTCTTCATCAACTATTCTACTTGCATCGTGTCCGCTTGGCATATAGTTTCCGACTACTTTTATTTTGTTATCATTTATTTTGCCTTTAGGAAATTCAAAATGTTGAGTGTGTTCTATTATTTTCCACCCATTTCGTATTGCACTACTACCGCAGTTGGTTGTTAGTGTTCCTATTGTATCTTGGTCTGCTCGAATATTCGAATTGTAATCATCGCAAACAATAATATCTTTTAGAATGCTTACTGTGAATACTCGTTCTCTATTTTGAGGTATTCCATAATCTTTGGCATTTAATATTTTATAATAATTTGTGTATCCTAATTGCTCCATTTTTTTCAAATATGCATTAAAATTATGTATATGTTTTTTGCTTAATAGGTTTTTAACATTTTCCCATATCACATATTTTGGTCTTACTTTTTCTACAATCCTTAATGTTTCATACATAAGGCTCGAACGTGTTCCGCTTCCTATATCTCCGCCTGCTTGTTTTCCTGCTAATGAAAAATCTTGACATGGACTTCCATGCATTATTAAATCTGCTTTTATATCTTTATCCCATTTGCACACATCTTGTGGTATAAAATTCGTATTATGAATCGCATTATAACTTTCAACTGCATGTCGGTCTATTTCCACATAATCTGCTACTTCGTATTCTATATTTAGTTTCTTTAATGCCTTGCTGCAAGCACCGAATTCCACCAAATAATTCAAGTATTCTTATCATCTTTTCCTCCTAAAACGACATAAAAAAATAGCAGTTATTTTTAACTGCTATTTTCTATTGTTCGTGTTTGTTTTTAACTAATCTTTTGTATTTCGCATTTATATCCATATGCTTCGGCTCTTTTTATAAATTTCGGAATTTCTTTTTCAAATTGTTCTTTTCTATATTTTTCATTTTCTATTTGTATATGTTTCTTAAATTCTTCTATTGCCATTTCTGTTATTTGTATTCCTACATGCCTACAATAATCCGCTCCATCTGGGTCAACTAGTATTCCGAATTTATCTGATCCTTTTTCTTTTATGTGTAATACCATATCATCATCCACACACAAATCCTTGTATTCTTTTATTATTTTATTATCTCTTATGAGGTTTTGTGTTAATGCTGCAATATCTACAAATCCAAGTTCTATTGTTTTTACTATTCTGTATGTTTCTGGTTTTGTATT